TATAAATTTAATACATCTTTATAGAATATGTCTCTTTTATATTCATTAAAAAATAAACTAATTTCTCCATTTATTTTTAGTTGGTATCCTTTCCATAATGTATTACTAATTTCAGCATCATTTACAATTAATTCTGTTTGCATTCCAATTTCACCATAAGAGTTAACGGATTCAATTCTAATTACCTTATTGGATGTATTGTCAATAAAATATTCTAAATTCATTTTTTATTCCTCCTAAATATTATTTTTGTTTTTATCTGAATAACACTCAAATGTATCATTATAATATATTTCATCTAAACTTTTTCTAGCATCTATTTCTGATGTATTGTATTCCTTCATAAATTCTTCTACTAATCGATGTATTTATACAACGATTTTCATATCTACATTATATACTTTATCTTCCTTGTCAAGTTTTGGATAATTATTAATTTTTATTTTCAGTTTATGTAACAATTCCTTTTTACGCCTATTATTGCAAGTGAAGAATATGTATTTGTGTTTGCCTTGCATTTTTACTTTAATTGCACCATCTGCAACAATTCTTTTTGTATGTTCTACCTCTGTATCTCCTTTACTCCTACCTAAACTTCTTCTAGTCCACAGTTGATTTTTGTATAAATATCTGACTTCAGGATTTGTTTGTCCAAAATACACTCCATTAAGTGCTTGATATAAATAGCCAACGTGACCAAAATTCGGATCAGCATAACTTACTATTACATCAATATTGCTATTTGATTTAAGATATTTAAAACACTTTCCTAGACAATAACTTTCAAAATTATTTGGTGTATCATCAAATGTAAAAAATCTACTTAACTCTACTCCAATACTTTGATTTTCTCCAGAGAATATAGAAGTTATCGTATACATATTTGCTGGTACTGAAAAAATTGCTATTCCTTTAAATACGTTTTCATAATATAACCCAAATCTATATTTAATTGCTTGTGGCATTTTTCTTGAATAATGATTAAATTCTATGATATTTTTGACAAACTCTTTATCTGTCTCCAATTTTATTTCAACTTGTGATTTATCTATAATTACTCTCCTCCAATCTTTCAATATATGTTTAAGTATGCATCTAGTTTAGTCTTAATTCTACATTCTATAAGTAGCATTTTTATAGTATGAAATATGTTTTTTATTTTATTTTTGTCTTAGCAAATTGAAGCATTTTGAAGCATAGACGAGCATGAAGAAGGCGTATTATGTAAATTCTTGTAAACTCCTTTAAGTTTGATTATTCTCCAAATTGTTTTGGCGTTGACTAAATACTCTTCTGCTAATTTAGGATACGTGTAATTGCCAGTAGTATATTTTTCTCTAATATCTATTACTTGTTGAATACTCAATTTTATTTGTTTTTCGTTTCTTCTTTGCTTTTCATCTTCTGAGATATGTTTTCCATAATTAGGGTTATTTTCTCCTTTTCGTGAATTGCTCATTTTTTGTTTTGTTTTTTCTGATGCTCTTTTGCCTTTATTTATGTCTCTTAATTTCTGTTTGGTGAGTTCGGTGTGATGTTTCCCATAAAAGTGATTTTTATCCTTCTTACGAGATTCACTCATTTTTTTCTTAGTCTCTTTTTTAGCAATTTTGCCTGTTCTATTATCTCTTAGTTTCTGCTTAGTTGCTTCAGTTTGAATCCTTCCTGTATTAAATTCTATTAACTTCTTCCTATTTTTCTCTGACATTTTTTTACCATAATTTGGATTATTCTTTCCTTTTTTTGAGTCGCTTATCTTTTTCTTATGTTCTATAGAAAAAGGCACTCCTGCGTTTCCGCTATCACCACCTTGATTAATATTATAATACTCTTTACTTTTAACAGCATTATTATATTTTATGAATTCAATCTCCAACAAATTCAATTCATCTCTAGTATAGGCTATGGCTATAATTTTCCTACTAAAATTCTCTTTGCCATGTTTCTTGATTGCTCTTTTTAAATAAGTTCCACTACCTAAATAATCTTGCCAATTTCTATAAAACTTCCTTTGTCCAATATATTTTATTTTATTAGTTTCATCTTTAGTAATATAAATAAATCCATAAGCACTTTTATCTAATCCATTTTTTAATATATATTCAATACTAAAAACATTCTCTTCCAACAATATCCTCCTGATCAGGGAGGCGTAGCTACGCTATCTAACTTGCAAGTTCTCCTGTTTGTATTTTATCTATCAATACTAATTATTTATAAGTTATCTAAATTATCTTGTTTGTTTTTATTAGGATTTGATCTTAGATATTTATTCCCTTTTGAAGAAGTTGCTACATGTGCGTTTTTGACTTTACCATTTTCAGCTAGTTCAATCGCAACATTTAAATCAGTATAAGTTTTATTTCCTTTAAATTTTACTGCTGTGGTGACACCTTTTTTATCTTTTTTCGTTTTAACAATTTTCTTTTTACTCATAGTCTTACTCCTTTTAATTTTATTGCCATTAAAATCATTATTTTAAATTATCAATACCACTCATAATAATCTTCGGTTTTTATATCTGGGTTCCATTCCGTATTAATATTTTCTGGTATGAATTTACAAACCACCACATGATCAAGTAATTCTTGGTTGATATCTTTATCTATATAAGCATATTGCCATCTATAGCCTCTTACATTATCACAAGCTTTTAAAGCAATATAATAGTCTCCATTTTTCAATTCAACAGTAAATATACCAGTATTAGGAGATGTTTTTGTAACTTTTCTGATATCTTTTAAATTCATATGATCAAGTAATTCTTGAAGTTTATTGAATGCTCTTTCTATTGTTGAACCATAGACAATTATTTTTTTCATATTTTACCTCCTAATCCATCTCTAATGAAACTTATAAAATCTTGAACTTGACATATTTCACATATTTGACCATGACAAATTGCCATCTCTATACCAGTACATTCACCACAATTTTCATAACGACAAGGTTCATTTTCTTTTTGTTTCATTGGACAATACCACTTGCAATATTGTTCTTTTAGTTCTAATAATTTATCTTCATCACCTGAATATCTGTCTAATTGTTGTCTATATTCGCTTCTCATATTTTATTTATGCTCCTTTTAATTAAAATCTCATATTTATTAGGGATTATTGCCATTCTATTTCACTTGAGTTAATTATCATCCCATCATTTCTATATTTTTTAAAAGCATCAACTATTCCCTTAAATATATAATCTTTACTTTGTTGTTCAATAGGCAATTGTTCATAAGGCACTATACAAGGATGTGTTTTCTTTTCTGCGTCTTTTGCTTCTCCATAAACCCATCCATCATTAATCTTTTCTTTCATCCAATTATCATGACTATCTGAAGCCTTTGTGTCATTGTTTAGATGAAAATTAACTTCACTAATAGCAGATTGCTTTTGCCAATCAGGGGCATCTTCCCAACCAAGTTGTGAAAAATCTCCAATGCTTTCACAAAATGCTTTATTTGCCTCGTGACATATTTTTGCACAAAATTCTTTTTCCCATTTCAACATTTTTAATCAATCTCCTTTTTATTTTAATTTATTGCCTTAAAATGGTTAATTTATTTTAATATAAGAGTTGGAGGAAGGTTTTAAAACCTTCCCGTTGAACCAAAACCTCCCCTATCTTCTCCTTCTAGATTATCAACTTCTTCAAATGTAACTGGTGGCATTTTCTTTTGAATTCTAAATTGACATATACGGTCATTAACTTTAATTTCTGTATCTCTCATTGCTAAAGCAGGATATTTCCAAATATCATTGTTCCCCTTATATATTTCATCAATCAATCCTAAATGATTTGTTTGGATTATGCCAAATGTTTTATACGTACTTGAGCGTGGAATAACATATGCTTCATATCCTTCAGGTAATTGCATTGATATTCCAAGAGATATTAATTTAAATTCACCTTGTTTTAATGAGATATTTTCTGCTGATCTTAAGTCGAACCAATCTGATTTACCTTCAATATTTGTAATTTTATCAATTTCCTTGGAATGATATTTAATTTTAATGTTCATTTATTTACCTCGCTTCTATATATTATTATTTTTCATGTTTGAATACTGTATATTTATCGTTCTCTCTATTGACCAATTCACCAAAGTATTTAATTTCTCCATCTTGTCTTGCTTTCACTGCGTCCCTGATATCTTTAAAATAACCTAGAAATATTTTCTTTCTATTAAATTTTATATTCGCTTCCCATTTATTCCTTGATTTATCCCAAGACACACCTACAAAACCAGAAGTATTGTTAGATTGTTTGCCCTTGTTTATACCATTAACTTGATATGTAGTAATTTCTAGATTATTTTTTCTACAATCTATTCTATGTCTATTTTTATGATTAACTACTTTAGATTTGTCTTTTGGTGGAGAGAAGTTCATTATGTAATTATGCAATCTGCCTAATTTATGATTCATTGCATATTTATCTTTTGTTAATTTCCATTTATATTTTTTGCATTTTTCTACATCTTCGATGTCTATCAATGCTCTTGCTTCTTCTTTACAATCTTTATTGTATAAAATTATTTCGGCATATGTATCATATAAAACTATTTCATTCAAATCTCTAACTGTCCTTGTTTTTATATACCCATAAGTTTTCATCTGTTGATAATGTCTTCCGCAATAATATTTACCATCAATGAAACCAATCTTATTATCACTGCCACAAACTTCACAAACATTTTTAATTTTGTCTAGTAAAATTTCTCCAAATTTCCACAACTGCCAATAATGTCTTTTGCAAATAAGTTTTTGAAGTTTTTCATTAAATCTTACACCTTTATTACTTCCGCAAATTTCACAAAACCTTTCTATTTTTATTTTCCTCCTATATTAACTAATTTTTACCCCATATTGATTACTAGATGATAACCATATCCCTAATACCCCATCAAATACTTTGCCACTATTTTCTTTATACCTTCCAAACTTAACAATTATATTTTTATATTCTACTAGTTTACATAGTTTATCAATTATCTCATCTGGATAATAACCAGTATATATTACAATATCATCTTCGCATTTTTGTCTGAAGACATTTATGAGTTCTAATACTTCATCAAACTGTAACATAGGTTCTAATCCCCCTATTACTATTGCTTGAGTAATTGGATTGTTGAGGTATCTATCAACAATAGAATCAATAGACACCTCAATGTTTTTCTGTTTTGCTAACTCAGAGTTTTGACAAATAGAAACATCAAATCCTCCTTCTTTTGCACATTTCCAGTCACATTGGCATGTAGCTAACATCATAGATGTTTTTTTATAATCTTGAAAGTTTTCATCCATTATATTTTTTAGTCTAATATAAACCATCTTCTTTTCTCAAATTCTTGTTTACGCTCTTTGCTATATGATTGAGTAGGAACTAGATATCCGACAATTCTGCTGAAGACATCTACTTTAGATTTGCCACAAGTTGGACAATGCTCACCAAAAAATCCATGCCCCTCGTCACATACTGATATTTGTACATTATAAGCGAAGTAGATTATTCCTGAATTAGCTAAATGATTTAACATATCCCATGATTGTTCTTCACTTGCAAATTTCCCTTGAAGATTCACATGAAGGATTTGCCCTCCACCACATTCTTTGTCTAATACTGCACCTAATCTAATCTTTTCTTGGATTGTACAATTTTCCATTAAAGGAATCCATTGATTACTGTAAAGAAAATCTTGTTCGTATTCTGAATATAGTAAATTATCTTTTGTACACAATACTGAATTTGCTCGTTCAGCCGGAACAGCTTCAATATTAATACTATAGTCAAAATTGTAACTGTCTTTGATTTCATTAATAACTCTTAATACATTTGTGGCAAAATTTAAACCTTCTTCCGTGTAAGAACGACTCCCAAATTCATCTGTTTGTATTAATCCCATATCTCTTACTGCTTCATACATAGCAGTAATCCCAAGAGTATTATATTGATTCTCCATTTTTACAAGATTATATGTATAATTAGGAAGTAATCCTTTTTCAATGTTTCTTTTAATGATACTCCTAACTACGTCCAATACTTTAATACTTAAATGTGTTCTCTTTGATAAAATTTCAATATATTTACATTGATCCTTATTTGATTCTAATGCTATTTTTCTTAGATTTGTAGTATTAACTTGATTACTACCAACAGAAAGAGAAGTTCCACCAATGCTGTTAATAAATCCATTTAATTTAGATGTATTACTTAACAACCTACAACAATTAGAAAGGGTTGTAACATCATTCCCTACATAAAAATTACTATCATACCAATTCATATTATGTTTATTGCACCATCTAGCAAATTCTTCGTCAATAAATTTCCCATTTTGAAAAAGTAGGGAATAGGTTAAAACAGGGAATGTCATCATTAATTTTTCTCTAATTTTAGATATTACTTTCATAAAAACTTTTTGATGTTCAATGATTCCATCAATATGATCAATCGCAAATTCCCCATCAGGAAATTGCCTTGCACCAAATAATTCCGTTAAATAATTTTTATCCATAATTGAAATGTTTGTAAAAGCACATTCTGTAAGACGCAAATATGGTTGATTCAAATCATAAATAAACTTTTGGAAACATTGTTCTCGATAATATTCTGGATCTTTTAGGTAGAAATTATTGCTAACATCTTTGTTCCAATAGTAATATGAATAAACTAAATAACTTGGAAGTCCTACTGCTCCTGAACTACGATTAGCAGTCCAACTAATAAACTCTAATACATGGTCATTAAATGTTGTTAAATGTTGTGCAGGAGTAGATTTGAATTTGTCAATAAAATATAATCCTTTTTCTACAATTTGATCTAAATCATAAGCATAACAATAAGGTAAATATGTACTTGTTGTAGCATTGTGTAGATAATAAGCCCCATTCCATTCTAATTCCAACCACTCTTCTGCTACTGGTAATCCATATTTTTTGGTGATTTCATAGAAAATCTTATTAAATGCTAACAATTTTAAATGCGGTTTAGTCATATCTGATTTTAATGTATTAATATCTTTTGTGCTACTATTAGCATTTGCATCAATACTGACATCTGCGACACTCTTGCTATCTATAAAATTATCAATAAAGTCATTGAAGTTGAGATTATCGTTATGAAATCCGTTAATTCGTTCAAATTTCTCTCCGTATTTTGTTTCCATTTTATTTAAGCAAGCTACAAAGTTCTTGTTGAGTTTCATTTTAATATCTATGATTATCGCCCCTTTACCCAATTTATTGCATCTAAATAATTCATTGTTGCTCCATCTATTTCTAACATTGGCATTGATTGAAATCCTTTTGACACCATCATATCTATATCAGAACATAAGTTATATTGGATGTTTTTACTATCAAGTTTAAGTTTTAGTATTTTACATTTTGGACAATCGTTTGAATATAATGTTATCACTTATGTATCCTCCAATATTATTATTTTCTAACTAACCATACCAATAAACATT